AACGAGTTTGCAGCCCCTTGCTGCGCGTTGTACAGGTTCATGTTGCCCTGCCCCTGCGCCTGAGTCGCAGCCATCACAGGAGCCGCCTGCACGTTTGCACCGTTGTAGCCGGGGAATGACGGATTCTGTATCTGCGACCCGCTCATCAGCGCCGCTACCTCGTTCAGCGGCAACTGTCTCTGCGTGAGCGCCTGACTGAGCGCCTGCTGCTGTGCGGTGTTTCCGAACTGACCGGATTGCAGAGCTTGGTTATAGCCCTGCGCGTTCGCAGACATATCAAGGTTAAGCCCTTGCAAGGCCGCTTGGGTTTTAAGATCGTTCTGAGCATTCAGGAAGTCCGTCATAGCGTTGGTGTACGCCTCGGAACCGGGGGCGAGTCCCTGATTCCGAAGTGCCGTCTGCTGCTGCGCCAATTGCCGGTCCTGCAACGGCTGCAACCGCGCCATGATCGCGTCTTGCCCCGTCTGACCCGCATTGACAGGCATCCGTGCCACGCCTGACGTATCCAGCCCAGTCTGCACGCTTGGTCCGTTAAAATTGAACGGAGTCCCAAGTACTTCCGAGACGTTCTCTACGCCCTGCTGTCCGACGCCAGCCAGCCCGAGTTGTACCTGCTGCTGCTTGTCCAGCGTCTGTTGCGCAACCGGGGTAAGAGTCTGCGTGACATTGGGCGTCAGCGGGTCGGATACGGTGGTGTATTGCTCTCGCGTCGGAGCCGGTCCTACGCCTGTAACTGCTGCTGTTTTGCCAGCATTTCGGTCATACCACTGTCCATCTTCTCCGACCTGATAATCAGGAGCCATCGGCTGTGGCGCTTGGGTATTGATCCCCTGATTGTATTTCGCCATCGCCGCGTCGTAACCTGCCTGATTGAACGAGGGCGTGCCATACGTTACGGTCTGATTGCCGTAAGGCGAATTGATGTTTGGATTGCTGAGCTTTGCCGAGGCAATCGCGGCTTGTTCATTTGCCGCGCCTTGCGCTTTAGCCGCTGCCGTGTAATCAGGCTGTGCAGGCTGAGAAGGCGAATCCTTAAAGGCGATCCAGCCGCCGCCTAGTTTGGCAAGGGGCGCGAAGGTTATCGGGTCATGCAGCCAATTTCTCACGGTGAATCCTTTTTTGTATAAACCGGCAGTCTTGCCGCTTCATGCAAAATATCAGGAGGTCACCTGTAGGGTGCGCTGCCCTTAATCTCGCCTCTAGTATAAACCCCAAATGCCGTACAAATCTAGTGCTATCACGGTTTCCCTCTCCGACGCAAACCGTGATCCTATCCGCCCCCAACTGGTTGAACGGATAGTCAAAAATCGTCCACAAAAACTCCCTCGTCAGCCATCTCCGACTGCGATCCGAGGCGATGTGGCATTCCACGTTCACCCCGTTCCAGTTCGCATACGCCACGCCCGCAACCAGCCGCCCGTCCTTCTCCCACCCAATCCCGACATCCGTACCAAAGTTTCCAAATTCCGCAGTCTGGGCGGCGACCCACTCGACAACGGATTTGCCGATAACCAGCATCTATAGCAAGCCGCCCGACTTAAATATCACGTCCGTACTCATCCACTGCAACTGAAATCCCTGCGATACCGCCAAAATATGCGGCGCTGCACAACGACCTACGCCAGTCGCGCCTTGCCATTCCTGCGAAATCCCGAGTCCAGCGCCCCAAGTCGCCGTACCCCATACACCCGTTCCCCATACGCCATAGCCGGTCGGGGTAAATGACGCGGCAGAAGTCGGGTCGGACAGGTCAAAGTCCACATTCATCTGCGTAGATACGGCAGGCGTGCCATCCGTGTAGAACACAGGGCGCATGTTGGTGAACATCTTGTTTTGCCCCGGCGTGCCGAAATAATTGAACGCTTGCAGCGCGTTGCCGGTAATCGTCGCTCCGTTGTCAGCCAGCGTGTCCCAAGCCTTGCAGACCACGCCTGCGCCGCCAAAATAAGGCCGGTCGTTGTACAACTCCCAACACGACGCATTCCAGCCGGTGAAATTGCACCAGCGCCGGGTAATCGTGTTCATAACGTACTGCTGCTGATTCTGGCCCTCTTGCAGCGGGACATTCAAAAACAGCATGTTTTCATCGGGGAACGGCAGCATTTGCCAGCCGTAATTTGACCCATAATTGCTAATTGAGGTCGATACCGCCTGCTGGATTATGTCGGTCAGGTCGATCCGCTGGTTCAATCGGCTGCTCTGCAACGCGGCAGACATCGGCGTAACACCGTCGCGGGTTATCAGCAGCAAGTCCCCCGCGTACTTGACCGCACAGCGCCTGCCAATCGGTGCGCCAATCCAATAGACGCCTATCAGTCCCCACGTTGCTGACGATGACGGGTCCGTGCCGCGATAGACCAATACCTCGCCCTTGCTGGTGATAAATACGGTCATGTCGTCCATGCCGTAACCCGCGTCCATTGTCCATGTCTGGATGGTCATCAGGTAGCCACCGCGCACGCAGAATGATGACAGGTCAAACGCTGTCGCTGCGCCACCTATGGCACCTGTGGGCAGATACCACGCCTTAAGCGTGTCAACCTCGGTGAGCCAAACTCGATTATGCGAAAGCGTAATGCCGATACAGTCCGCCGTATCAACGCCTGTTACATCGTAGGGCGCACCGTCGCCGTCAGCGTGCCAATTGGTCCCGTCGAACACGCGCATTTTGTCCGCGCCGTTGACGCATTGAAGATAACTGCCCGCTGCCGTGCGGTTGTTGATGTACTGCCACCGTCCGTTAGTCAATCCGGTAACTGACGCCGATGCAGCGCCCGCGCTCGAACAGTCGTAAATCCTTGATCCAGCCGCGCCGAACAGCTTGTTAGTCGCGCCGCCGACATACGCCATGACCGTCTCGACCGTGCCTGTAATTCCCGTAGACCAGACGGAGTACCCGTAGCGCAAGCCGCAATAGGTCGTGTACGGGAACCAGTTAGTCAGCGTCACGGCTTCTGTGGGAGCCATGTTCGCAAGCGCATCGCGGGCGTTCCAGCCTAAAACTGGCGCGGGAATGGATACGGATTTGCCGGTGGGCTGGTTAAGCGGTCTGCGGCGTGCGCGGGCTAACATTTATGCTCCGTACCCACTGTCGGGGATATTGTTGAATCCCAGCAACACTTCCGGCACCCTCGGATTCATGCTCAACGTCTGCGATCCCGCGTCGTTCGCAAGCGCGATGAAGTATTCCGCATCGTAGTCCCGCGCATAAATATCGCCCAAGCCCTTTGCTTGGTAATACTTGTGCTTCAGCCCAAGCACCATCAGCCTGTCAGGGAACGTGCAGGTATCGGTATCGACCGTGAACGACGATTTCGCCACGCCAGCCGCCGACAACGCCCAAGCGTTTGAGATGTACTCGAAGCCCAAATAATGCTGCGTGCCTTGCGGAGGCCAGATTTGAAAGGTATTGCCAAAAATTCGATACCGCACAATCGGACCCGTCGAGATATAGCCGCTTGTCAGCCATTCCCATTGCTGCGGCGTCTCGGGACCAATCATCTGCCAATGCTGCGTCTTGTCCCAATGCGTGCGGTCAATCTGACGGTCGAAGTCACTGGGCATGTTGTACTTGGTCTGCGAGAACGTCAGGCTTACTCCGGTGCCGCTGGTGGATGCCTCCTGCTGCATCGTTATCTGAGTAGCCGAATCGACCGATTGCACTTGGCTGTTATTAAGTATCCCGTCGCCTGTAACGGAATACAGCGTGGACAGCGATGCGGTAGACGGGATGTTGGTAATGACCGCGCTACCTGCCGTCACGTTTCCTGTCGTCGTCAGGTAATTTGTCTGAAACAGATAGGCTTTGCTTGTCCACTGCCATTGATGCTTGCGAATAAGCTCGTACCCCACGGCATTTATCAGGGCGTAGCACTGAATAACGTCCTGATTGGTATTGCCCACGACCGTAGACGGGGAATTTAGCCCCATCTCGGTCATGCCTTGCTGCACCAGTTGCAAAAGGGTACTTGCCATGTCGTGTCCTTAGATTTCTACATGCTCCGGAACAGGCATTTGCGGAGGATTATCCCCCGAATTTGCCGCCGCCGCATCTGCCGCCATTTCCTCTTTGGTGCGGCGTTTGCGCTTGGGTTTTTCAGGCTCCGGTGCGGGTTTGCCAGCCAGAATTGCGTCCATCTGTTTTTGCATGGCTTCCAGTTGCGCCTTCATCTCGGCGTTTTCCTGCGCCAGTTTTTCAGTCGGCGCGTTGCCTGCCGCAATGTTCAGGAACGCTTTTGCACGGTCCCGAATGACCATCGGATTTGCTCCGCCTACCATGCCCAAAGACTGCAATTGCTGGTCAGAGGCATTGGCAAGTTGCTCGACGTTGAAGAATTTCAGCGCCCGGAATTCCTCGGCTTGTGCGGCAGACAGCGACGGCCACTGAGTCAGCGGCGTGCCGCTTTCCATGCCCGATCCGCGCCCCGCTTCGTACTCCATCCATTGCAGGCGAAACCGCTGTTTATGCTCGGGCCGAACGGGGGTGTCGATGATGTTCAGTTGATTCCCCGGCGTAAAAATCTGGATGTAATCCACGTTTTCGTAAATCGGACGGCCCGCCGCCACACTCGGAAACGGTTGATGCACGGCTTTGCTGTAAAACTTCACAACAATTGCCGCATCAGGGTTATGCGCCCCGACAAAGTTGGGATTATTTGCATCTGACGCCATCATCGGACCGGCCATGTTTGTATCCTCAATGTAGTTGAGTAATGCGGTTTAAGCTGCTTTTTGGTCCCAATCGACCATTTTATGAGCAATGTACGGCAGCAGCCCGTCTCCGTACACCGCTATCTCGCAATCCATTTCAGCCAGATTTCGCGCAAATTGCTCGAACAATTCCGCCTGTTTTCCCATCGCCGCATTGGTCCGAAACTTACGGTTTCCGACCCATACGTCAAATTGCCATTTTTCAACGTCCGTGCGTGACTGCGGCAGCGTGTGTTGCTGCTCGCCCCGATGCGACGAGTCGTAGCCAAACAACGCAAATTTCCGAAATCCCATCGTGTACGCCAACGCAATAGCCGACAGGCCCACGGTCGTACCGCCTCCAATCAGCGCCATATCGCGCTTGGGGAACAGATCGGCTATGCCTTCGATCATCGGGTGCCACAGATACACTTTGCGTCCCTGAGCGGCTTTGAATACGTCAGGATGGCATTGCGAGGCAATCAGGTAAGCGTCCGCGTTGTCCTCGGCTAAAAACTCATCTGCATTGGCTTGCCGCGCATCCAGCATGACTTGATAATTCGGTCGCAAACCAATGCCGTTTAGCGCCTTTGCCGCATTATTCAACGCAAAAATCACGCCGTTCTGATTCTTGCGCTGCACAATAAAAGGGATCGTTTCCATGAGGCTCGGTCCCGATCCGCAGATAATTGCTGTTTCGTCGTGGACCGGCGCTTGCATGACCCACGGAGCGGCATTCTCGTTGGCTCGGACATTTGCCAATGTCACAGTGTCATCAGTGTTAGGCGCCGTTTTTAGTTGTAGAGAGGATGCCCCGCCAACGCGCCATATGTCCCAAACCCACCCTTGCAAACAGTTATGAGGACGCGGCTCGCCGTGAAAACAGACAATGGCGGCTTCTTGCGGCGGAAACGGTTTGCAATGCGTTTTGTAGCTGCAAATCAGCCCCGGATAGAGGTCTTGCAGGATGTCCGGCTGCGGAGGCGTCCATCGCACTACATGCCGATAACGTGCGTCTTGATGCGCCCGAAAATAGTTTTCCAGCCACTCCTGATCGCCTCGCGCCAAGTACGGCTTGCCTGCGTATTTGTATTCCGTCCAGATTTCATGCCCGTATCCGCCGCGCCAGAGCATGACAGCAGGCCCAAGTCCCTCGGGTCGCCAGAAGTCGCGTAGCGTTGCAAACTCACCCTCATACGATACAAGTTCATCGAGCGCCCCCGTTATCAGCGTGTCTAAATCAAGGAACATGACCCGTTCGCCTTCTTTGAACACGCCACGTTTGAACAGGTACAGTTTGTTGTGCCACCCCGTCAAATCGCTAGGCAAGCGCCTGACTTCAATTTCCGGATTTAGTCCGTGCGAACTGTCGGTGAAGCACTGGAATCGCCATGTCAGGTTTCCGGGAAGATTTCGCAGCACCATGTCATACAAATTGTTGACGTACTGCGCCCCGCGTCCGAGATAGTTATTGACTTGGACGCAGCAGACAGTCAGCATGTCGCCAACCAGTTTTCATAGATTTCGCGGTCTTTATCAACGCGAGTCTTTCGGTAGGTATTGTCCATCGGCGCTTTGCCGTTGGAAAAATGCAAATGATTCAGTTTTACATCGGGGCAATACCGCAATACACCGCGTTTTTTGCCTATCTCTGTCCAGACGTTATCGCCGTACACTCGATCCAGTCCGGGCAGAATCAGCCAGCCCATTTCGCGCACCAAGTCACCTCCAATGACTCCATGTGTGAATTGTGCGCCGCCGTTGATACTGTCATGCGGGAAAGCCACACCGTCTGAGCCTGCTGCCTTTATCAACGCCGTGTCCCATTGGTCAGTAACAGGAACCACATCATCAGCAATCAACCCGTACCAATCGTTATGGGGCCAACGGTCAAAAACACTGTTTTGCAACGCACCCAACGTCTCATGCTTTGGTTCAAGAATCAATGACCAACCGGGCGGCAGCGTCACCGCCCGGTAGCCATCCAACAGGGGATCATCATGGTCTAGCACCACCAGCCCCGCAGTAGTCGCCCCAGTCCGCGCAAACGCATCAAAAAAGCGCAGCAAGTTTTGAGGTCTACTCCGAGAAGGCAATACCCACATAAATCCCCCGTTGTTATTACGCCGTTGCGCCTTGAGCGTGCGGACGGTTAATCAGCACGGAAATCGTGCTGGTAGCCGATGCAACAGTCGCGGCGTTGTTGGTACGCGCACCGAGAATCTGCTTGCCCGACGCTGCGGTGGACATGACGCGACCCGCAGTACCCGACAGGTAGATCGGCACATTCGGGCTGATCTTGATCGCGGTTTTCTTGATGACTGCCTCACCCGCGATCTGGAACCACGAAAGTGCGGTCGTGGACGTATTTGCCGCCATCGAAACAGCGACGGGCTGCGCAAGATTGGCAGTGTTCGGCGCAAGGGTCGTCAGGCCGGTAAGCTGGTTGTACGTCACCAGATTCCCAACCGTGAGCGAACCCACGCCGCACAGATACACAAACTCGCCGCCTCCGTAGGTCGGATCGTCAGCGCGAACGATGGTCCCAACCGGAATCGCCGTGCTGTTGATAAGACTGGCAGACGCCACCGAGGTAATGCTGGTGATGCCCGGAACGCCGATACGCGGATCAGTTACTTTGTATGCCATGATGATTTCTCCTTACGCGACCAAAACGCCGCTGAACTGCGGGCCGCTGGACGTGAGGTTGCCCGCCCACCCGATGAGTTTGACAATCGCGTCTTGGTTGACGGACTGACGCTCACCACCGATCGGAACAAAGTTACGATCACGGTGCGGACGGAAGAAAATGTAATTCGTGTTCAGCGCGTACATATGGTTGGTCGGCTCGCCACCAGTGTTACCGGCAGTGTCCACCGCGCCATTGATACCGCCGCCCATGCACACATCAGCCGCCATACCGCCGCCGTAGAACTTCAGCGTCGGGAAGCCAGCGCCCGCAGTGCCAGAACCGGACTCGTTGGAAATCCGTTGAATCGCTTGCAGCGAGTTGACATAGAACCCGTAGTAGTTGGCCGAAGCCACCCACAGGTCGGGCATGTCATTGCCGCGCACGCAGCGCAGTCCAAGCGTGGTCATGTACGCCTGAATGTTCGCCGGCGACACGGCCGCGCCACCGTCAGTCACGCCACGGTAGTACTGATTGCGCCAGAAGTTCCACGTGCCACGCGAGATGCCGCCATACGTGCCGGTCGTCGGATCGTCCGCAATCGCCGCAGCAAGTCCCGTAAGGTTCTTGCCCGCGTTGCCGGTGCCGTCCTGATACAGATCGTAATCAATGCGGTTCATCAACTGAGCTTCGGTCACTTTCACGCGACCTTCCATCAGGTCGATGATCTGTTCCTTGCTCGCATTCTGCAACATCTCAAGACCGCTCATCGTCACAGCAGCAGCGTATTGCGTGATGCTGAACTGCGCCGCACTGATTGGGCTATTTACGCCGATATTAAGCGCCTCGTAGCCGCTGTAGGACTGCGCGTTGATGCTCGACTGATCGATATACATGATTTCTTCCAAAATCACGTTACCGCCGCCAAACGGTCGCACATTGCCCTTCGCCTTCAGCTTGCGCAGGATGGCGTTGTTATTTGTCCTCGTGTTATCGCGCAGGCTCTTTATCCCGCGCTTCTGCATCTTGTTATTCGATGCAGAGCAGACTATCTCATCATTTGTTTTTCGCAAGCTTTTGCGCTTGCTTCGTGGCGCTAATCTTCCAACCATGATTCTTTGGTTTTCCAAGTTGCGCCAATCTACGCTTGAGTTTTGATTCTTCGGTTTGCTTATAACCGTTAGCAACACGTGCTTTTGCTGCTGCGGCTGGCGCTCCTTTGGGTGGCTCAAACGAGATTTTTCGTGAGTTGTAAAGCAACCCACGTTCCTCGTAATGGTCCATCCAATATTTTTCAAGAAAACGTTTTGTACTAACGTCGATTTCTTCCTTGACAACTTGGAGCGGGAGCATCTGGAAACTGTTTTCTCCATATTGCGCAAAATCTTTTTGGAGTTCTGGTTCCGAATGCTTTCCGGCGCGAAGCAAACATCTATGCTCGCGCAATCTCTTTCCCCATTTGGAAGAAGTGCATCCAACGTACATTTTCCCGTTTTTAATACACTCAAGGCCGTAGATAATCGTTTCCATTCGGGATCCCCCTCTGTGGTTGAAAAACAAATGTCGGGCGCTCGTGGGTGGATTATTCTTTCGTCACCACCTAGTCGTTTGCCGTTCCGCATCCCTGAGCTTTCGCCTACGTATGCGGCTTCGGTCTGTATTGGCATTTCAGCGTCCACAGAACTCACCCGATTTTACAACGTCCCAAGTTAAACGTTGTCCGCAAGCGTACCGCTGCGGTTTTGAATCGTGGTCGCGATGATGTCAGTTATCGCGCTGTTTGCGTAAGCCATGATTGGCTTCTCCTATTCAAGTCGAATTACACCCTGCCCGTAGTCACTTCCTCAAATGCTGAAGACAACTGATCGCGCAGACTCTTGTTTCCTTGCTGTGTCGCCATGTTCGCGCTAGGAGTAGACGAACGGACTGACACGGCATTGGATCGCGCACGATTGACTACACCTTTGGCTTTCTCGGCGGCGGCGGCGATTGAGGCTTGTTCGCGCTGTGTGCGCTCTGCTTGCCAAAGTTCGTCGTGCCTCGGATGCCTCAGTGCAGCGTCATACGCGCTTTTGTAGTCTTGGGCTAGTCCGGCTTGGAGGAGTCCAGCCATCGTTTCCTTGACTGCTTCATAGTGCGGGTACTGCGTCGGGACTTCAGCGAGGAATTTGTTGTATTCCGAACTGATTTCCCGTTCTACAAATTTTTGCTCAACCAGCTTGTCAATGTCAACCTGTGGGGTCGGCGGGGGTTGATAAGCGGGCTGCTGAATGATCTGCGGATTCTGAATCGCGTTGAAAAGAGCGTTCGGATCAATCTGGTAGTCGCGCAGCAGTTGAATCGCTGTCGCTACTCTGTCGTTGGGTGAGCCAAGCGCAAGACGCTCATGCGCCATGCCTAGATTACGAATCCAGTTCGTCGGCTCGATGTTGTGCTTTTGCAGGTTCGGCAAGAACGGGGCTAATGCCTCATTCAGCGAACGGGCGTTTTCCGCCTCTTGCTTGTAAGTAGAAACGCCAGTCTGAAACTCCTTTTCCCGTTGGCCGATGTAATCAGCTACTTTCGGGTCTAAGTTGTTCCAGTAGGTTTCATATTCTTTTTTCCAACTGTCCGGCTTCGGCGGACGCTGTTGCGCAGCAGCCGGTTGCGCGGTCTGTTCCTGTCCTGCTGGCGCGGCTGGTTGGGCGCTAGGCTTTCCGGCGCCCGGTTGGTCAGTCTTGGCTTCTTGCTTGGCAAATCGCCCTGCTTCATCTCGGAGCCTTTCGTCGCGTTGCGTTTCGGTTTCTGTGGATGCGGCAGCGGGGGAAGCATCGGCTGGCCCCGGAATCTGCGCATCCATGACTGAATCAAAACTCGCAGAAAGTTCATCACGGAGAGTAATCTCCTGATCGTTTTCCATAAAGGCTCCGTTTTGTTATTCGTCAGAGACGATGACAAGCCACTGGGTTGAAGTGATCTTTTTGAACGCGGCAACCTTGTAAGTCAGCAGGGAGAAAGCCGATCCCGCCGTGCCAAGTCCGGTGCCGGGGACAGCAATCGCCACCGATGACGTATCGGGGTACACCGGGCAGGTCGATCCGCTGTTGTTGAACAGCCAAACCGTATCGCCTGCTTGACCATTCAGACGCACGCCTTTCGTGCCATCAGCCGAGGCGATAACAGCGTTGCCCGCCGTTACGGTCGTAGCTGTTGCCAGCGACGAACCTGCTGCGGTCAGTGCCGCATATTGACCCCCCACGCCAGAGGCTTGACCACCCGAGAATCCTGCGCCCATCAGTTCAGTTGCGAGTGCCATGTTTATCTCCTGTGCTTTCGTTCTACTTCGTTCACCGCTCGGATTATTGCGTCCTTCAACCCCGGAGGCGGCTGGCGAGGTTTAGGCTGTGGATTGAGTACGGAACTGTCGTTCCCTATTTCAACGCACCCGTGCTGCTTGAGATGCGCTTTGTGATGCGACCGCGAAGTAATCAGCGACCCGTCAACCATGCTTGTGTACGGCTGAATGTCGCCCATGACGTAGTAGTTGGCAGGGACCGTGTAGGGCATTTCGTTCACGATGACCTCGCCGCGTTCTTCGGCGTAGATCACCTTTCCGTTTTTGTACACGTAGCGACTTTTCATGTAGCGGCAATTTGCTCGGTTAGAACACCATTAACAAAGGTCATGCTTCCGTCTGCTCCAAGCGCGGTTAGTTTTGCTGTAACAATTGTTGCCGAGATTCCGCTTAAGGGAACGGATTTGACCAATCCAGCAGCAGTCAACGAATAAATAAGTCCGGTAGTTGAATCAACAACCAGCGGAGCGCAGACAGTGGGCGCACCTAGTCCACCGAAATCACTAACAAGAGGGACTCCCGTCTTTGCCCTGACTTCAGCCATTTTCTCCACCGTTCTGATCGTCAGCGTCAGATTCTTTGGCGTCAGCGTTTATTTGCGCAACGCGAACCTGCGTCGTCGCTTGCAACTCGGCTTTCCATTTCTCGAACAGTTGCATGAAATTCATTTCCTGCTGCTTCATGCTGGCTTCCAACTGCATGCGCTGTTGCTCGGCTTGCTGCTCGGATTGCATCTTCATGCGCTCAAGCATCATGTCCGACTGGATTTTTTGCTGCTGAATTTGCATGTCAGATTGAACCCGCTGCTGCTGCATTGCGGCATCCACTTTTACCCGCTCCATCTCGGGATCAGGCTTGGGCGGCTGCGGTTGGGCTGCTTGCTGCTCAAATTTCTCAATCGTCGCGTCAAACGCGCCTTCAATCGTTTTGCCGACCTTGAACGATGTCACGGTGAACTTCATGAGTTGCAGAATCAACGGGCGCATCTCCACGCTTGCTTGCGCCATCGGCATCGCTTTTTCCATAAACGCGCCGATTGCCGCCAAGAACTCCATGCGCTTTGTTTTTTCTTCTTCCTCGTCAATCTGAACCATCGTGTCCGAATTGACTTCGATGCGGAACGTGCGCATCGGATTTTTGCCCTGCTTGCCGTTCACAGGGTCTTGCGCACGCTCAGAGCCGATCAACAATTCAATTGCTTGCGGGACCAACTGCTGATCCATCGGCAGCATTTCCTCGACCGCCGCCATTTTCAGGATGGTCTCAGGCTGGTACTTGCCGCAAATAATCTGCGCCTGCATCTGGATCAAGTGCGAAGCGAACAGCGCAACGTCCGTTTGCATGGCTTTCAGGCGAAGGCTTGCGTATTGCCCCTTTATCCGCTGCGCGGTCGCCGTCTCGTTAGCGTTTGATGCGCCTCGGATAATGTCGCTGATACCCGTCAGGTCATACACCTGCTGCAACACTTGCTGCACGGAGTCATACGCGGCACGCAGGGCTTCGTAAATCGGTTTCAACTCCACCAGATCAATCGCGCCTGCCAGTCCGTTCTTTTCGGCAAACGGCGCCCAATTCTTGACCGGAATTAGGTTGGTGTTATTCCCCTCGGTGAACAACCGAGTCAGTTCACCCACCGATGCGTCGTACACGCCCTTGACTTGCAGCGCGTTAATCAGTCCTTGAATCCGGTCTGCCAGCGTGTCCAGTTCCTTTGCCTGATCCTGATACAGCGAAAAATCAGGCACCGGCTCCAGCGACTCGTTGGTCATCGTCGCGTACAGTGGACGAGGGCATGGGAAGAACCCCTCCAATTGCAGCGGGTCGTCTTTTTCGTCCAGCAATTCCGGCATGGACGGGCATATCCAATAGGCTTTTAGCGTTTGCTTGTCCCATACCTCATAGACCAGCGCACGCGACATCTCGCTACCGTCGCCACCGCCCATCTGGTTTTGCTTGCGCAATTCTTCGGGCACAGAATCCAGCGGGATTTTTCCGCCAATGTCCTCGCCGAATCGCTCGACGCACGCCTGACGGGTCATGTAGACCTTACGCCATACGCAGGTTACTTCCTCCCATGTGCGGCAAACGTTATGCCCAAAATCCCGCCACGGCACATAGTCAGTGGGCGCACACTCGTAATCCAGTTCTTCCTGCGGCTCGTCAATGTCCTCGGTGACTTGATCGCCGTCAGTCGGCAGGTCATATGCTTTTGCCGTGATATGCGGTTCGTACCGCGCCCATGCCGTGCCTCGACCGCCCAAAAACCGATCCAGCACCGCTTGACGCATGGCGTTGCGGAAATACGGGTAATGCTCGATTTCGTACTGGCAGGCGCGTTCCAGTATCAGCCCCGCAACACGCCCAACCGGATCGCTATCCCTGAACCTGCGCGACACATCGGCTTTAGGCATTCTGCTGTACACCGCAGGAAGCAGCGTCTGGACATTACTCCATAGGATATTGAATTTTGCCGCGCCGCCGTCTTTGGACTTGTCCCGATTCTCGTCGCGGTAGCGTTTCAAGATACGCTCGACGCGGGATTCCCACGTTGAGAATTTACGGTCATACGATGCAAAAACGCCCTTCCATGTCTGGACAGGCGACGTTGCTTTTCCTTCAACCGCTTCAGTGACGGATTGGCGGACGGATTTGGCCATCTATTTCACCTGACTCTTTTCCTGCGCCGTCAGCGCACCCATGCATTTTGGTTTAACCGTCACGCACCATGCCGGATTCAACACTTTGCCTTTTTCGTCTTTGACTTGAAAAGGTTTTGCCCACGCGGTTGTTTGTCCAGATGCAACCGACGCGGCATAGTTGATGTCGTTGGCAAGCATCCAATCGTGCATACGGTCGCACAAAGCCTGCGCGGATTTTTCAGTGGCAAATTCAAGTTTCATAAGCCACCTACTTGCATGAGATATTGGATAACCCGTAAGCGCGTTGCCGCATCATGCGCAGCAGGAAAAACAATCACCTCCTTGAACGCAACATTGGCGTATTGAATTGTTCCTCCACCAGACGCCAGCGTAATACCGCCCAAATTGTTTGCGCCTGCATTCCCTGTCGTGAACGTGCCTGTATTTACGGACATTCCAGAACTTGCTCCGTTAAATATAGTCGTAATCACGCTGAACGCACCTACTGCCGGAGTCGCAAGGTCCGCTGTAGATGAACCCGCATTCAATAACAATCCCGGCGTTACACTGCCCTGTCGGATTTTTCCGCCTGCTGACGCATTGCCATCAAAAAGACTGTCCGCAATCGTCCATGTAACTTGCTTTGCAAGCAGATAAATTGTTTCAGGCTGATTCAGAGTGAACGCATCGGTTTTCAGAAAGTTGTCCGACCCATCGAATAAAATCGAATTGTCAGTATCAAGCGTAGGTTGATTCGTCCCCGTAGCTTGCAACAAATTTCGTCCGTTCCCCGACTGATCCGCCCACGCAGAAACCAACGCGCCAGCAGACGTAATTCCCACACCGTAGCGATACCATGCAGCAGGCGAAAGACTCGCTATGTACTGCAATCCACTACCGCTCATCAGAACGGGAATCATTATCCCGCTTGGAAAAAGAACGTCACATCAATCGTGTTTGCCAGCGTTGCATATGCCCCCGAACTGGACCGAAAAGTCGCTGGAAATGCTTGGAAACCCAGTCCCGGCGTAATCGTTCCCGTTACCGCCGTACCGGATGCGCCCCCGTCTTTCAGAATAATCGTCCCGCCCGAGGTCGAATTAACGTGATACCCAATCATCGTCCCCGGACACAGCGAGATTGCGCCGCTGGCAGACAGATTAATTGGAGCGCCACCTTGAGTTACATAGCCCATGTCATTTCCTTTTAATCTGCGCTGCCATCAATGCACCCCGCGACTTGTCGCCGCGCTTGATGCCTTCCGATGCCATCTCTGCCGCCTTCTGGACAGGAATACCCACCTTCGCCGCAAACGCAGGATTATGGGCCGCGGCTTGGAATAACTTATGCTGCTTGGCGGTCCACGGCATTCTGTCTCTCCCACGGCCACGGCATTCCCAAAACACACGGACTGCCCGCATCGTATGCTTTTTTCAATTCCTGTGCATACGCATCGCCTTGCTTGGCGAGCGCATCCAGCTTTTTCAGGTTAGCGAGTGCTTGCTCAAACGCCAGTCGGTCGTTCATCAATACCTCACCGTTTCCGTTTTTACCGATTTCCAAAGCTCATCCAGCGCGGGCAACTGGAACAGTCCGTTACCCTCCGCCGCCATGACATCACGGTTCTCAAGCTTTTCCCGCACTTCCCTGACACGCTCTTTCATCATCAGCGCACCTTCGGCAAATCCGTCACCCGGATGCGAGGCCCAGTCATGCTTCGGGTCCCGGCTAAACTGTCTCGTGTCATTATTCCACTCAAAAGCCCACGCACGCAAGCCTTTCAGCCCTTTTTCGCACTTTTCGCTGTTAAACCAGCATTTCGGCATCACCGCCCGCGCTGCGTTTATCTTGTCCAGCTTCTTCGTCTGCGGCACCACGCGCACCACATCCGCCCCAAATCCCTTCAAAAACTGCTCCATCGCGGAATCTCGCGTGGCAAACGTCTTAGCCCTCGCATCGTGCGGCAACCAGACCTTCCCCACCTTGTACCCGTTGTCCCGACACCGCTTTTGCAGCCGCTCGATCCACTCCTCCGCATCGCACCCGGAGTCCTCGTCGTAATCCACCAGCGCAAACCCGTCCGCCCTCGGTTGCCAGAACCAAAACACCGCCGTATCCCGGAATCCGATGTCGCTACTTAACTCAAGCGGCGCACCGTCCGGGTCGTACTCCACATCACTACTGACGCGCCCGTCCTTTTCTGCCGCCTCGACCCACCGTCCAAGTATCGCCCCCACATTTGCCGCCGAAAAATCGCATTCAAACTCCTGCCGGAATAACTCCTCGGGCATCGTCTTGCGTTCTTCCTCCAGAACGGAGTCCGGGATTACTTTCGTGTCATGCACGCTAAGCCGCGAGCAGTACCAATGCTTCGACGTTTTGGCAAACTCGTACAAATCGTGGAAATGGTTATATCCACGCGGCGTGCTGATAAACAATTCACTTCCATCGTTCTCAGCGATGATTGGGCGCAGGTATTCCCTAGCCTTCGGACTCATCAAGGCATATTCCGAGTAGGTAACGTGTACCGGATTGGAACCTACCAGTGAGTCAAAGTTGTCTGCGCCAACTATCTGCCAGACCGAGCCGTTGATAAGCTCGATCTTCATTTCGTGTTCCATCCGACGCTTGATGACCTGCGGCGGAAACGCCGTGTCAATCAATCGCTGACCATCACGAGTGATATTGTCCCAGATGACCTTCCGCGCCTGCGAGTACTGCGGCAGGCAATGCCAATAAAGACCGACCCGCTTGAAAGCCAATTCGCTTTCAATGAACGTCGCTACCCTGTCTTTACCAGCACGGACTTCGACGGTGCCAAACACAGATTGCGCGCCTGCCACCGTTCCTGAACCAGTCAATCAACTCCTTCTGGTATGGCCGGGCAGCAAGTTGTACGCGCACTTCTGTGGGCACCGCCTGTTACTCCTTAGTCATTCGCTACTGTGCACTATCGTTATCTGCGTATCCACCTTCACCGCAGCCTCCTTGTCCCCGTACATCTCTTTATGCCAGTGCTTCGCCAACTTAAACCTCGTATCTATCCTCAACTTCGCCACCGCCACATCCTCCACATCCGCCCGATCCGCTATCTCCAACGTTTCGTGCGCCATCAAATCCGCCTTCACCTTCATCATCCCTCGGTACTCGTCCTCCCGAATACCCAGAAACCTCGCCAACTCCCCCACCTTTACCCCCATCCGCCCCGCTATCTCCCTCAGCCCACACCCCTCCAGCAAATCATCCGTCACCTCGTCCAGCAACCCATCCGCTCCCTTCGTCGCCAATACCACCGCCATCCCCGGACTCCACACCCTTTCCACCCGCGCCGTCTGACTTAGCAGCGCACCCATCCCCGGCAGATTGCCCCGATCAGCAGGTACTACCTCGCCCTCGATTAACATGTCGTCCATGCACGCCTTATAGCATAGCCGTGCACGGAGTCAAGGGGGCTAAGGAACGTGCTTCCATGTCTTGCGCCGCCAGATAAATCGAACCGATGACTGCGTTATGCCGTATTTCTCTGCATACACGGCAGCAGTCTCAGCCTTTTTCCTAATGTCCAAAACAGACTCGACGGTGACTTTTGCTGTATTTGTGGCCTCCCCATAACGGGTTACATACCTAGCCCTGCCTTTGGCAATGCAATCCGTTGTATTTTCAAGCGAAGTTCCAAGAAAAAGGTGATCAGGATTCACACATGCAGGAATGTCACATCGATGACAAACATATAAACCAGCACCGATCCCCCCTTTATGCAGCATCCATGAAATCCGATGTGCACCGATTCCTCGCTGGCTACCTTGCTCATAGGTCATATGACCATACCCCTTGCCGGTCGTTGCCCCGGTCCAAATCCAACAACCTGACCACGGAACAATCTCGTACTTCTCGTGGAATCTTTCTGCAACTGGACGGGCGTTAGGCATTCCTAATCGTACATGGAATTTTTATAAAGCGCAAATGCGGTTTGCGTATTTGTTCTGGGTACAGATACCTGCGCACGGTCCCATAAGGGACGTTAGTCGGGGTCGCCGTCCTTTTCGAGGGGAGGGGGGGCGGCGCTCGCGTTTAACATAATCTGTCAATTGATAGCCATTCCCATCACCATGCTGCACTGCGGCGAGACTTACCATAATCTCCGTTATGCGTCATGCGGTGCGACATTGGGCCGGATAGCTGGCCGGGATGCGCTGAACCGAAGCGCAATCCTCCCGGCGACCTGCCAGCATGACGACACGCTAGAACGCTCTAAGATCGATCCGCGCCCGGTCTGGGCCGGATGCTTGACCAGGCACCTGCAAATCGCCTACAGCCCCGATGCGCAGGCCGAGCAACTACCCGCGTTCAATCATGCTCAAACGCTCGCGGGATCAAATGACCATCAAGTGACACTCAAACAAGCCGCCCGGGCAAACCTGACAGCCTGACAAAACCGGGAGAATCATTCTCATTTGGCTTGTTACACTTTCGGGCTAATTAAGGGAATTAATGTGGAACTAGAGCGTATTCATTTTTAGCTGTTTTCAGTGAAAAAGAGAGAGAGATACCTCATTAAGTCTATACACGCGCATCCATTAGTTAGCATTAGATAGCGCCTATCTAATATTATCTAATGGGGGAAATGGGAATAAATGGGGAAAATGGGGCTAATGTGGAATTGGGTATCATGTAAGTTTCGCGCAAGGATGACGGATTTTCGACTGTCAGGGATTTGTAAGGTTTGTCAGGTTGGAGATGGGAATGATTATCGATTGGCTAGCAGGGTTGAGATGAGGATTGTTTGTCTGCCAAGCGGTTTTGAGGTGGATTTGTCTGTCAGGTAACTGTCAGAAAATATCTCTTGACATTGGCAAATGGCGACGGCATAATGTGGTCATGCGCTAACGGTGGCGCACTGACAAAGGGAATTCGAAATGCTCATATTCAACGGCAAGAAATACGCGAAGAATGATGCGGAATTCGTGGGCAGCTTGTTCGATCCGTCCGGTACGTGCAATGGCTATTACAAGCGCTTGAAGCATGGCGTTAAGCTCTACAACATGCAGCGCGAATTGACGGCCTATATTGTTGATCGCAGTCCGTTGGAGCGCTTCATCGTGTCGGCTGGCACGCATGCCGGAAAAGATCGCTACATGTACGGATTGAGCAGCACTGCCGAACAATGGCTAGGCACGACGGGAAATACCTTCGCACGCGATCGCGCCATTATTGAAAACATGCGGTTCATCTAACGTCAAAATATCTATTGACATTGAGGAACCACTAGGGCATAATGTGGTCATACACAGTAGCAATTGATCGAAGTGCAGACAAAGGGGTTGACCATGCAAATAGCTCATTTCACCACTGGCGGTTACGTTGTCCACAAGGCGCAATACTGCGGGCGGAAGTATTCCGCGTGGTTTGACGCATCGGGGAAATTGACGGATGCGCAGGGATTTGCCAGTAACGGAAAATCAATCCGTGTCGGCGATACTGCTCGGCAATTCTTGCAGGCTGTGTACGGCAATCGCAACAGCACGCAAGCCTAAATCCATCCCGCTATCCCTTGCACACGCAGGGGCTAGCTGGATGCGGTTTCGCATCTCATAAAGGGGAATTACGATGGCTAAATTGTCTGCACACGGTAAAGAAATTGGACGCATTGAATTCTTGACCACGGCGAAAGCCTATTTCGAGGATGGCAAGATTCTCAAGAATTCCGGATTCGGCTGGAAACTGCACGCGAAAATGAAGGATGGCGTTGATCCTGTAGAACACTTCGCCAAAGCTAAGGCCAAGTCTGAACAGTATCGCGCATTGCGCCCGGCATATTGCGCATACAAGGCGGAACTGCACGCCATGTGCGGACTGTCCAAGCGCTGGAAACTTGAGGCAGCATTCCAGACACTCGGAGACGATATTGATGGCGTATGGTCCGAATGCTGCGACGGGTACGGCGATAACATCGCTTGCAGCGTGGATGAAATTGCAGACTTGTATCGGCTGTATCAGGCCGC